TGGATGAAGTTAACAAGCGAGCAGATGCTATATTGAATGATGATAAAAAATCAGAGCAGTTAGATTATAGTGGTAACCTTGCTGGTAACGTAAAAAAAGAAGTCGCTTTATCTTTTGGCGAAATAAAATCTTTAGAAATAATTATTAATAAACTATCTGTCGAATATGTAATGAAAACGGTTGGTAATCAGTTTAACCCAGAGACTACAAACATGACTTATACTTCATGGGTCGTTAGTCAGTACGCAGGTGATTTTAATCCTGTGCATATACATGACTCGCAGCTATCAGGCGTGTTCTTTTTAAAAATACCACCTGGCTACGAAGAAGAATATAGAAGAGAAGATCACTATCCTAGTGTGGGTTGTTTAGAGTTTGTGGGTAGTGTACCGAATACATTTAGTAAACACTCGTGGATGTGTAAACCACACATTGGTGATTTGTATTTGTTTCCTAGTTGGTTGTTGCACCAAGTTTATCCGTTTCGCAGTGAAGGGGAGCGTAGATCGATGGCATTTAATATACACCTACGATCCAAGGTTCCCGGACAAGATGTCGGTAAAGGGATTGACAAGTAATGGCTCACACAGGAAGAGCAGGGTTTCATAAGGGTAGAAGAAAGTTAGGATCTAAAAAAAGAAAACGTAGATCTAGTAGGTATAAGAATAGGAGGCGCAAGTGATTTTAGGATTATTAGTAATTAATACTTTAGTATTATTTTTTGTTTGTTATATGGTGTGGGTGATCGGTGATCGCCAGGCCAAGATACATAGAGATAGGTTAAAATAATGGAAGATGAATTAAAAACGATAAGAGACGAGGTAAAAAAGTTAAGGGACACTGTAGCACGGCTCACGGACCAGGTTAAAGATCAAATAGAGATAAACGATTTTTTACGTAAAATGAATGGTGAGCTTAATAAACAGGTAGAGGATAAAGAATGGTGGAAGAAAATAAAAACTCCAAGGTTCTAGATAAAATTAACCCACCTTATTATGTCGGTGCAAAGATTCAAGTGTCTGATTTTATTGCAGAGTTTAAGCTAGATTACTTTAGTGGGAATGTGATTAAGTATGTCGTTAGGCAAAAATTCAAAGGCGGATTAGAAGATTTAAAAAAAGCCAGGTGGTATTTAGATAAACTTATATCTACACATCCTGATTCAACTTAATAGGATAAGCATCAACACATTGTATAGCAAGGGTATTGGTAGAATTTTTTGTCATCATTGTGTCAGCAAAACTTTGAGCTGCTAGTTCACAAGATTCTTTAGTATCAAAATATCTCTCGCCTGCAACTCTTATACAATCATCATATGGTTGTGTTACGCAAAAGATTCCTACTAAAAAATATTTAATGATCAATTTAATTTATCTCGTGTTAAGTATACAAGATAATCTTTAGCATTACTCCTGGTAAAAAGCTCTGTGACAAAATTAGCATAGGCGTTAACCACGTTTTCTTCTTCGTTAGCTTTGTCTAGGTTGTATTGATAATAGCAACAGTGAAATAACTCGTGAACCAATAAGTTAAAAGTATTTTCGTTTTCCAATAACATAATGTTTTCATCAAGTACAATTGTTATAGGTGGTTTAGCGTGAAAAGAGCCTTGCTGTTCACCTACCTCGTAGGCTAGATCGTGGCTCACGAGCTTTAAATGAACTTTAAAAGGACCTATTTCGATAACATCAGGTCTTTTTGGTGGTTTCACTTTTTTTTCTTCTTATCTTTTTTCTTTTTCTTTTTCTTTTTTTTCTTCTTCTCATCTTTATCTTTTTTATCGTAATGACTAGGCATGATTATTTTCCTTTCGGTTTTTTACCACGTTTTTTCATGTTAATAGCAATAGCTGCCTGGCGTTTTAACTTTTTCTTTTTACCACCAGTCAATTGCTTTGGTATTTGTGCTCGTGAAATAGGCATATAGTTGTCTAGAATATATTTTATTTTATCTTTTACAATTTTTTTCTTAATATGAGGTTACTGAGGTTACTTTTACAATAAGTAGTTGATTATACTGTATTTTATAGGTAACTTATAGGTAACTTATAGGTTACTTAGTAACTTTTACTATACATGCCTTGCGAAATAAATAGTGATAAATAATAATAATAATGTATATATAAAACAACTATATATAAAATTGATATGGGTAACGTAAGAAAGCTAACAACAAAACAACACAAGTTTGCAGTGTTACTGGTAACCAAGGGTGATAGAATGTCTGCAAAAGAATGTGCAATTGAAGCAGGTTTTTCTGAGAAATCAGCACAACAAGCAGCAGCTAATCTTACTAATCCAAAAATGTTTCCTTTAGTTGTAGAAGAGATAGAACGATTACGTAGAGAATGGGAACAAAAGTACAAAGTAACATTTGGCCGTCACATCAAAAGATTGGATGATTTGTCAAGGGGTGCAGAAGATGCTGGTAATTGGGCAGCGGCAGTTGCAGCTGAAAAGTCTAGAGGCCAGGCAGCAGGATTATATATAGATAGAAAAGAAATATTGACAGGATCTATTGATCAATTGTCAAAAGTAGAAGTAGAAGAGAAATTAAGAGAAATAGAAAAACAATTCAGTATCAACACTGATGTCATTGAAATTCAGCCAGAAGATTAGTATTGCAATTCTCAACTTTATGGGATAATATATAAACAATAAGGAGAATCTAGAATGAAGAGGACTTATAAGAAAACATTTGTAAGGATTGATCTTGATAAAACAGAGTTTGATATTATGTGCAACACACTAGACATGTCTTTGTTTGGTAGAAACAATCTTAAAAATCCTTTGGTAAAGATCTTTTTACCAAAAATCAAATACACATTAGAACAAGAAGCAAAGAAAGGAGGTAAGAAAAAATTAAAAGATGTCTAAATTAATAGTAGCATTAGAGCAAGTAGATGAAGGAGCTGTAAATCCTGGAACTGGTATGTATGAACAACCTATTTGGAAAATAACATTAAAAGGTCAAGAAGAAAGATTGTTAGGTAAACATAAAATGGAAGAATATATATCTAAATCTTTTGGCAAAGCCATACATAGATTTAAAAGATGGAAAGTTTTAACAAAGACAAGTGAAACACATGTTTATGTAATTATATTTTCAGATAGAACACATGAGATGCTTACACCTAATCAGTTGATGGATAGTTTATATCAAGGTCATAGTGTCAGAAATGATAATAGACTTGATTACATAGATGCAGACTTAGCAGCTAAAGGTGGTAAGAGTCCAATATTTATACCAGAAGAAAATGACAAAGAAGTATAAACATTTAGATTTGTTTTCAGGTATAGGTGGATTTAGCTTAGGCTTAGAAGCTACAGGTGCATTTGAAACTGTAGCGTTTTGTGATTACGATCCATATTGTCAAAAAGTTTTACGAAAGCATTGGCCGTGGGTTACAATTTATGACGATGTAAAGGAGTTAAATAATGAAAAATTACAAGCAAATGGACATACTAAAATCGACATCATTACAGGAGGATATCCCTGCCAGCCCTTCAGCATCGCTGGACGTAAAAAAGGTGAGCAAGATCCGAGACACGTCTGGCCAGAAATGTTTAGACTTGTCAAAGAACTCAGACCGACTTGGGTTATTGGAGAAAATGTTAGTGGACACATTAAACTCGGTCTCGACACCGTACTTGAGAACTTGGAGAGTGAAGGTTACTCCACAAGAGCGTTTAGTATTTCAGCTTCGAGCATCGGTGCAAACCACCAAAGAGAAAGGGTCTGGATATTGGCGCACTCCGGATGCACACAGCATGAGGGGACCTTGTTCAGAAGCCAGGATGAAAATGAAACTAGAAAAGAAAATGCCTATCAGTTTGAACGACCAAGTCAGACATCCCAATTTGATGTGGCCGACACCAAGAGCGTCAGCAGCGATGACAGAACAAAGTACGAACATACGCAAGAGAGTGATGAGAAGGGGCAAGTTAGGAGCGAAGTTGGAGGAGTCAGTAGCAATGATGCCGACACCAACAGCGAGAGATTGGAGAGACGCTGGTCCCAACGTGAATTACGAGAAAGCCAAGAAGAAGGGCAGGTTAGCTGGACACAGTGGTGGCAGTCTGAACCCAACGTGGGTCGAGTGGCTCATGGGGTACCCAAAAGGGTGGACAGACTTAAATCATTAGGCAACAGTTTAGTTCCAATGATACCTTATTGTATTGGAATGAGTATTAAGAAAGGAGATGAAATATGGACAAAATAGAATTGAACATACAACGTCAAATGAAAGCATTAAGAGCTATGAGGAATGCACAGTCATCTGTATTTAAGCATTTCTGGTTCAGTGTATTTGGCAAAGTATTATCACAAAGCATCATAAAAAACGAAGATGGTGTACCATATGACAACAAAACCAGAGACTAGATTTTGGAAAAAGTTGAAGGAGATAACTCCTAAAATACATTGGACTAGAATAGAATCTTTTAGTTCACCTGGCATTCCTGATTTACATGGAGTTTTTCGTGGTAAAGATGGATATCCGATTAGTATTTTTGTTGAATTGAAATGTACTAAACTGAAAAAAGTAGCATTGACTCCACGTCAAATATCGTGGAATTATAGCTATAATGAGGCAGGTGGACTAAATTTTATCTTGGTCGAGACCCTCCCTAATAGAGTCCTGTACATATATTCGGGTGGCATGGCCCGTGAACTCTCCATTACGGGCATTGGCACAGAGCCATTGGCCATACTAGAGTATCCATGGGATCCAGGTAAGCTGCTACAGGTGATGGAATCGTTTCTCCATTACCGTGAATCTTGCGACTCTGCTACTTAATCTAGGTCCATGGAGCTGGAGTCCCGGGTCAGGAGACTTGACAGCTGCAGAAGAATCCTATAATATTGGGACTATGATAAGTATAATTCTCCATTGGCTACTGGGCACAGCTGCCATCTCCATCGCCATCCTCATTAGGTTTCCCCAGACCAGGCGGCCTGCTGCGTGGATCGCCATCCTCCTAATTCTCCATTACGCTTAGGTCACGAGATCTGCACCAAGAGGTGTGAGGTGTGGAGCTGGATTCTCCATCACGGGTGTCCCACGACTGGCACAGGTAGTATACTAGGGTGAGCTGTCTTCTCCTGGTAACCTGACTCTTGACAGCTTTTGAAGAATCCTATATAAATGGGAGAAAGGAGAAAGAAGATGAACAAAAGTTGTAAGCAAAGAATAAAGTCAGAATGGAAGTCTCGTCAGGAGGATCTGGTCGATCCGCATTACGAAGCACTTAGCTTTGATTATGTAGATCCCAATACATTTGACCAGCAGCCAGAAGGTTACTGGCGATGGCAGTTTAGTTGGGGTGGGCCAGGTGACGAGCTTCGAGGATATGTAAACGAGCACAAAGAGCTGCATCGCCTTGAATACTGGTTCTTGGACTGGTTCGATGGGGCGAAGCTACAGGTGACACCGGGTCACCAGGCGTGGACACAGATGCAGGAGATGATCCCCCATTAAGCGATTTTCCATGATTGTTGGCATTATAGTTGGACTTGTGCTGCTGTCCCAGGCGGCACGGGTTTTCGGTGCAGTGTGGTCTATCTTTCTCCATTAGTCCAAATCTTACGCTCCTTCCAAGTACCATACTATATATAGCTGCTGTCCCAGGCAGCTGGTTGCACATCTCGTGGTGACAGAAAGGTTATGTGTCGTACTGCAACTACGATCATGCGAGTTCGAATCTCGCCCACGAGTCCATTCTCCATCGGCTGATGCCCACGGATCCTTGCCCTTAGGTAGGTAGGAAAAGCCAGAGGCGCTGCCAGCAGGTGATACCCAGATAAGTCTGATAAAAAAAGTTTCAATCTTTGTTTGATTTAGGTTTGAAAGTATCCTATAATCATGGGAAGAAAGGAGAATATGATATGTCTAACGATTTAACTTTAACTGATATCAAAACTGTCGTAGATGAAACTATGAAGTCCGAAGTTGCTAAACTCAAGCGTCAAATACTCGAGACAACTTCTAATGACAAATGGACTAAACACATCAACTACAAAGCAGTTTGTCAGCATATGGATTATGCAATCTTTGAGTTTGTCCAAGAAAGCAACGATCCTGTCGTCAGATCTTTCGGTCAAAAACTAATGACAGAACTTGCACAAAAGTTCGGTATTACCGAAAGACTCTAATCTCTAATCTAATCCCCTCGGTTTGTGCATCGAGGGGATTTTTACATTTCCCCATACTTATCCACAACTAATTTCAACCTGTCACAATCCTGATTTTGCTGTCAGCCCAGGCCAGTTTACCTGGTATAGATTTCCTATTTGCCAAAAACCACCATATATAGTATGCTGCCCATA